ATCTGATGTATAAGATGCCTCGTAATGGTAGCATCACCAATTGGATGTTCAGCGTGTGCTTCAAGCAGTATCTCATCGATGCGAATGCTGCGGTGCTGACTCTGCCTACAAATTGGGAGAAGCAAGACAATCAATACTACGAGCCGTACCCGATGATCTTTAATTCAGAAGATGTGCTGGATTACAAGGAAGGATTGTACTATGTGTTGAAGGAACATGATGAGGACAAGTATTGGGTGATTCAGCCTGACATCATTCAGATATTTGAGGTCAAGGATTACGCAGTGCGTGAGGTGTTTCAGATGGTCAATACGCTTGGGTATATTCCAGTGCGCCATCTGTATGGCATGATAATCGAGAACTACAAGGATCGTGCGTTGTATGAGTCACGCATCAGTGGTATCGTGCCTAAGATGAACGAGGCTCTCCGTGAGTACAGTGACTTGCAGGCTGAAATCGTGCAGCACATCCACTCTACTATGTGGTCCATGCAACCTCAACAGTGTGGACGATGCAAAGGTCTTGGAGAGATTCCAAAGGAGAATTCAGCACCTATCAAGTGTCCGTCATGCTCAGGCAAGGGACTGTTGCCACTCAATCCGTTTGAGCATCTTGTCCTGCCAGCACCAAGACCGGGAGATCCTGCGATACCTACGCCTCCGATTGGCTATGTGACTAAGCAGACAGATATCGCCAAGCTTCAAGAGGAGCGCATTCGCCAGCATATCTATGATGCTCTGAGTGCTATCAACATGGAGTTCCTTGCTGAGACTCCGCTGAGTCAGTCAGGTGTTGCCAAGCAAGTTGACCGTGAGGAGTTGTATTCCTTCGTGCATAGCATTGCTGAGGACATCGTACGCATTATGGATGAGATTATTTACGATATCTGTGCGTGGAGGTACTCAGGAGTGACCAGCGACATCCGTGCGCTGCTGCCATACATACCAGTGCCTGAGAGGTTCGATATGCTATCGGGCAAGGTGCTTGTAGACGAGCTGACATCAATGGTGAATGCAAAGGTTGACCCGGCAATCATCAACGCTGCACAGATAGAGCTTGCAGGCAAGAAGTTCAACGATTCAGATGTGAAGGACTTAGTGGTACTCAAACTCAAGCTTGACCCATTCGCAGGAGTGCCGGAGGAGAACATCAGTCTGCAACGGATGTATAACGCTATCGACCAGAACGACCTCATAATACACGCTAACATCAATAAATTCGTGACAAGAGCTTTGGAAGAGGTGCAGGACTTTGCCAATCTCAGCTACGCTGATCAGATGGCAGTCATGCTGCGATACGCTCAGGAGCGTAGGGCATTGCCTGCTCCTGCCCCTATTCCTGCTGATGCTGGATTGTAATGGCTACCCAAGCACAAATAATAGAGAAAATCACTGAGCTGATTGAGATGCGTGTATCTCAATGGAATGAGCGTATGCCTCAGCTCCAACGGCAGTCCTATGATGTGGTGCTGAACCTCACCGCAGACCTTGACACAGATGCGGATGGTAAGATTAAGCCAACTGCTAAGAACATACGGACAATATCACGCATCAAGGACGAACTCAATAGAGTCATCTTTGATAAGAAATACCAAGATGACCTCGACCTTCTGCTTGAAGACTACAACGAACTTACCAAACTTCAGAACCAATACTTCACGGCAACGGTAGGCAAGTTCAAAGTGCCGAGCGTGATGGAGCAGATTCAGTCGCTGGCTAAGGAAGCCGTAGTCGACCAGCTTGGTCAGGATGCGATAGGGGTGAACTTCGTGGACCCGGTGAGAGACATACTCGTCAAGAACGTGACAACTGGCGGAAGCCGTGCAGAGTTCATTGAGCAGGTCAGAGAATTTATGCTCGATACGGATGCTGGAGATGGCAGATTAGTGAGGTACACCAAGCAGATTGTCACTGACTCACTGAACCAATACTCAGCCAACTACAACGCAGTTCTGACGGATGATCTTGGTTTGGTATGGTACAAATACGATGGAAGCCTGCAGGACACCAGCAGACCTATCTGCGATGCGCTGATACAAGCCAAGCGTAGCAAGTGCATGGAATATATCCACCGCAGCCAGCTCGATGATATCGTCAATGGCTATGTCTGTGGGGAGCGAGTGCCAATCTACGAGAAGACTGGACTGCCACAAGGCATGATACCCGGCACGAATGCTGCTAATTTCCGCATCAATCGGGGAGGATACAACTGCAATCACCAATTGTACGCGGTCAGTGCAGCCGTAGTGCCTAAAGAATTGCGTGACGAATTTGCTAATAAGTGATGTATATTTGTAAAGTATGGATCAGAAATTTTGTAAAGTAATGAGAGACGGAAAGGAATGGTTTCAGTTCCCATCTGTCAACGAAAATGAAGTCAGGATTATGCTGATGAAGCAAGGCATCGATGGTGTCTGCGACATCCTGCCAGTCAACTCCGAAGTGAAAGTCATCAAGGAGACTGTCATCGATATGAGTAAAACCAAGCCGAGAAAATCGGAAAAACAAATATGAATTTAGCTGAATTTATCCAATCAATTGCTGACCGTGTAGGTATCGACAACGCTGACGAATCATTGAAGTCAGTGGTCACCAATCCTGCGCTATCGAGCGTACAAGTTCCGTCTACTATTGCATCTGCTATGCAGAGCAAACTCATGACTGAGGACGAAGCCAAGTACAATCCAGTGGTGAAGAAACACTTCACTGCCACTGCTTTGTCGACCATTGACACAAAAATCAAAGACGTACTTGAATCGTATGAGTTCGATGACGAAACCAAGTCAGCAATTCTTGGTGAGCAATCTACTTACAACCGTATTCCGCTATTGGCGAAAGCAATATCGGATGCAAGAGAGAGAGCAATCACTGCGACTGGAGGCGAGAAGAAAGCGTTGGTTGACAAAATCAACGAACTCACCTCACTCTACAATGCAGAGAAAGAAGCTCGCAAGAAGGATGTCGAGACAGTCAATAGCCAGTGGCAATCTCAGTTGACCGACAAGGAACTGCAAGGAATGTTCGGCAGTTACAACTATGCGCTCGACCTCGACAAGGATGTCACCGTAGCCACTGCACGGAACTTGTGGGAGAAGAAACTCAGAGAGAAAGGAGGCAAGTACCAGTACACTGCTGATGGATTGAAGCTTGTCAATGCAGAAGCACCTGACCTGCCATTCACGATTGACAATAAGCAGATAGACATAAAGACATTTACGGAGTCCGTGTTGGCAGAGGCGAAGTTGCTCAAGGTGAACAGCCAACCACCTGCGCCCACGCCTGCCGGTGTGCCAATACAAACACCACTCCCGAACAAACCTATTGCACCTGCTGCCAAGTCACAAGTGAGCAAAGCTCTTGCAGACTTCCGTGCAGGTTCACAACAATAAGCAATCGTTAATCGTGATAGGGCGCAAGCCAAGATAGTACAAAGGTCTTCGGACAACAAAAGCAGGGCGAAAGCCAATACAAATAGTACCAAAATTAACTCTCAAATATCTCATAATAAAATGGCAAACGGATATTGCGAAGCCCTGCTCTTGCACTTAGATAGCATCGCTGGGCAAAATTATCCCGGACAAAAAGTAACTATTCCGGGTTTCTTGAATATGTTGGTGACTTCACCTGATCGTCCTTCTGCAATTCAGGAAGGCTACATGGGTGGTCACTATCGTACTGTTAACGTGAAGTATATGCCACGCACGGTGGCTGCTCAGGTGTCTACCACTGACTCCTGCGGAATCGACCTTCAGCCTGCGTACAAAGAGACAACTGTCAGCGTGAACAACGTGGCTCAGACTGGTCTTTGGATTTCCGATGACACTGTTCGTCAATATTGCGAAGATGCTTCTCGCACAGTTGCAGTTGGTCAGCCTGCTACGCAGATGATGACTGAACACCTGCGTGGAATCCTTCATGCGATGAACGGTATCTACCAGAAGATGGAGAACGTTCTGACTACTGCTATGGCTTCTTCATTCGGTAATCACGTTGCTACTGGTACTGCTACTGCCGTAACAGTAAACATCGAGCAGGACGGAAACCTGAATGATCTCGGCACTGGCTTGACTAAGCTTCTGACTGATGCTGCTGCAAACGAATTCTGCGGAACTCCGATGTTCGTTGGCGCACTTGGTAGCTTGATGCACGCTTATAGCATCCAGAAGAATCAGAATGCACTTGCACAAGCTATCGGTTTCGACCCATCAGCTCTTGCAGCTAACTTCCAATTCTTCGCTTCAGGTCAGACTGGTAGCACTTGGGGAGCGCAGCACGTAGGTATGTTCGCTCCGGGTAGCGTTCACCTTGTCGAGCGTCAAGACAACGTAGGAAGCTTCGCAGGTCAGCGTGGCACTTCGTTCTTCACCACAATCGTTGACCCACGCACTCAGTGCTGGACTCCGAATGGTCTTGGCAACATTGCATTCGACCTTCAAGTGAAGTACATCGATTGTCCTGAAGATGCGAACAACCTGCCCAGCGGTTACCTGAACACTGAGTCATTGACTGGTCGTGGATACGCTCTCTACATCAAGAAGCGTTATGGTTTGTTCACCACTCCAAAAGATGCATTCGATGGCGGTGACCGTCTTGCTGGTAGCAACGGAACTCTGCGTTATGCAATGACAAATTCCTAATTGAATGGTGTTGTTGACCGGGCAGGACTTGACTGTACCTGCCCGGTAACGCACCTAACTCATCAACTATGGCTCACTGCTTAGACAACTATATTGGATTGCGTGGTTGCGGTAGCACCACACCCCCATCGGGTTTGTATGTGAACGACCTGCCGGGAATGAGCTTGGAGAATCTGGTCACGTTGACCAATACTGACGAGCCTACCTACTCAGACATCTGGACTATGGTGCAGACTCGTGCGCAGCAGAGGTTCAGTCTTGATGTTCGTGAAGCTATGGGCAAGCACTACAAGTTGAACAGTCTGATGCAAGGAATCAATGTAGGCAATGATGTAGGGAGTCTTGCAGCAAATGTGCCTCCATATACTGGATTTACAATTGAGTTGATAGACCAGAACTATGAGTTCGTGCCTTCTCCATTTGCCAGCATTCATGTGCAGCAGATAAAGTTCTATTGTGATGACACTGTGAATGGAGTACCATTTGCGATTTGGGATTTGGATGCCTCAACCTACACTAATGGTCAAGTGAGATGGAGTGCAACGATAGATATTATTGAGGGAGAAAATGTAATTGAAGTCAATCAAACATTTCACAATCTATACATCAGTCCATCATGGAGACTTGCGATAGTTGTAGATAATCAAGCATTGACTGGATTGATGTATAATATGGAATTGCCATATAGCCGTTCAATGATGTCATGTTGCGATGTTAGAATTCAGGGATTCAGTAATGATGGAAACCAAAATAGCTTTGGCAACAACACCTACGGCATGAGTGGTATTTTCAGTATCGTCTGCAATTGGGATGCCATGATATGTCAGAACAAGACCTTGTTCAGCCGTGCATATTGGTACTTGCTGGGCATCGAAGTCCTGACTGAGCAGTTGTATAGCAGCAAACTGAACCAGTTCACGACAGTCAACTTGCAACGATTGAATGAACTCAGGGCAGAGTATCAAGTCGAGTACAGTAAGTCATTGGAGCAGGTTGCAGGTGGCTTGAAGCTATCGTGCGACTGTTGTATCGAG